GTTACAATGTTAGCACAAGTAAGACCAATAATAGTTGTTTGAGTAGATGAAGGACAGGTATAGATGGTGGCAGGTGATGTGCCTATAGCTGTGTCTGTTTCTGATTTAAATGCGTTTGCCATTTGTTTCCTCTATTTATCCGAGTGCAATTGCTAAAGCTACTGCGGCATTATCCGCAGCTACAGCGGCAAAAGCTGTTGTAGCTATGGTTGTATTGCTTGTGCCAGCAGATTGGGTAACACCAGTAACTGCGGTAGATAGAGTTCCACCATTGATTGTAGGTGCTGTTAATGTTTTATTAGTGAATGTTTGCGTGTCAGTAAGGGTGGCTACTGTGCTATCAATGGTAATTTCATCAGCATTAGCTGTAATGCCGGTACCACCTACTACATTTAATGTAACATCTCCAGATGTGCCGCCACCAGTTAATCCATCGCCAGCAGTTACAGCAGTAATATCGCCTACTGGAATAGTAGCTACTTGGGAATCTACATACGCTTTAATTGATTGTTGGGTAGCAAGATGACTGGCACTGTCAGATGCCATGTTATCTTCATCTTTAATGGATGTTCCACTTATTGTACCGTTTAGAACAGCACTTGTCAAGGTTTTATTTGTAAGTGTCTGAGAACCTGTAAGAGTGGCTACTGTGCTATCAATGGCAAAAGTTACCGCTTGCGCAGAACCTGTAGTGTCAATACCCGTACCACCTGTAAAGGTTAAAGATTGACTGTCTAAGTCTACATTTTGTGCGCCACCGCTATCTCCTTGAAAATCTAAATCTTGTGCTGTAACTTGTGCATCTACGTAAGCTTTAATAGATTGCTGTGATGCAACTTTGGTAGCGCTGTCAGATGCCATATTGTCTTCATCAAGGAATGCAGTACCACTAATAGCTGTATTCAGAACAGCATTAGTAATAGTAGGCGTACTGATTACTGGAGTTGTAAGGGTTTTGTTTGTAAATGTTTGTGTGTCAGCCAGTGTAGCTACAGTGCTGTCAATAGCTACAGTAAGCGTTTGTGCTGACCCTGTAGTATCAATACCAGTACCGCCAGTGAATGTCATAGACTCGCTATCTAAGTCTACGGACTGAGCACCGCCTGTATCACCTTGGAAATCAAAATCTTGTGCAGTTACTTGCGCATCAACATATGCTTTAATAGATTGCTGTGTAGCAAGTGAAGTAGCACTGTCAGATGCCATATTGTCTTCATCAAGTATATCTGTTACTGTAGTTGTCGGCATAGCAATACTGTCTAAGTATGCTACACCGTCTAAATATAAATCTTTCCACTCAGCGCTGGAACTACCAATATCACGAGTATTATCAGCGTCTGGGATTAAATCTGCACCAAGTGTGCCTGAAACAATTACATTGCCAGAAAGAGTCATAGTACCGGCAATGTTAGCATCGCCAGCTAAATGTAAATCTTTAAACTTAGCACCCGATGTGCCTAAATCAATATCGTTGTTAGTAACAGGAACAATTACACCATCTTGGAAGCGTATTTGTTCCACTGATGAACCTAGACCGCCAGCATCAACAAACACACCGACACGGTTATTTGTGTTATTTACTACAACTTTATTGAGGGGTGTGACTACACCAGGGTCTCCGATTAGCCCAATAACTGGGCCATTAGCGGAAGTGCCATCGTGCAAGTGTCCCGAAATATTGTTAAACGCAGCTACAAGTTGGTCAAATTCATTGTTGCTATCAGCAGCATCAATAACGTCACCGTCAGTATATGTGGATTGTCTGGTATAGCCTGCCATTATCTTCTTGCTCCTACAGTAAATTCAAGTTGAAAACCTTTAAGCGTATATGCTGATGAAGTGTCGTTGTCCACTACTCGCATTGCAACAGAAAATCCGCTACCCTCAATGGGTTGTCTAACTAGTGGGTTAGATTGACCACCATATGTTGCTGTTCCATATACAGATGTTCCATAAAGTGCCACAATTTGTGAACTGTCGAATGGGTATGCTGCTGGTCTAGCAACTGTTGGTGATTCATAATCATATCTAATAAATAAGTCTGAGTTAATTACACCAGTAGGTGCATAGTTAATGATAACCCTTTGAAAGTTTTTACGTAGTCCTGCATCCCCCATAGTCATATCAGGGGAACGATAGCGTCCTATAATGGAGGTACCATCAAATGTATTGCCCTGCTCTTGACGATACACATAACCATCAAATCCACCATGTAATACGTACGATTCACCTTGTATGGTTAAAAAATCTGTGCAAGAAGGTTGGATACCCTCTATTTCCGAAAACTCAAAACCTTTTTCTTTTAGTACAGCTACTACACCTCTGGTTTTACTAGCAATGTTTAATCCTGTATTAGTAAAAAACAGTCTATACTGAGTTTTACCGGGTACTACTACGCTATCAAATTGTGAAATATCTGGAATATTTGAAAATAGTTCTTGAATAGGTTTTGTAATGGTACCAAGATTAACATCATTAATTTTTTCTGTAGCAGCTACAGTACGTATACCATCTTTACCTAGAAAAAGAACTTCACCAGCAAGTTCTTGTATAGTAAATCCGTTAATGCAACCCACATCTCTAGTAATAGGTTGCAGTTGAAAATCTGCAATAGTATTACCAGTTAATCTAAAAATGCGCTCTTCGCAAAAAATAAACAGTTCGTTACGAAAAGGAAACAATCCCGTAATAGTACTGTCTACTCGTATAGCTCCTGCCCCATTAGCTACGCTAAAATCGTTGTCTGTATAGGGGGCTGTAAAAATTAATTCTTCAACATTTAAAGAATGTCCGGCAAAGAAAAAGGCGTTTTTATATCCAATTACATATTTGGGGTCAGCTGGTGCACCCGTAGTGTTTATATCAGTTACGGTAGTACCATCGTATTTAGTTGCATGGTTTGCACCATCAGCCCAAATAATATGCTCAGTGCCATTTAAATTATATCTAAAATGTGTATATTTATTAGCGCCTGTACGACCATTATCAATTTCTGTCCAGTTGCCTGTTGTACCACCTCGGAATACTTTTTCACCACGAGCAGCAATTATACTGTTAGTTCCAGCAAAATACGCAGACATGAGCACAGGCTCAGTGTCACTTGAAGTGTAGGGAACTACATTAGGGTTCCACTTTAAGTATCCATCAATTCTTCTGTATCCGCCACGGATATCTGGCTCATAGTTTAATAGTTCAAGAGCCATTCCGGGAGACATATTGAAAGTTGGCTGGTCAAGGACTAGACCACCCTCTAACGGAAAGTAATACGGATTAAGGCCGGTCTCATCTGCCATTTGGTATCATCCTAAAAAATTGCGCTGTTACCATACCTTTGTAAATATGGTATGTAAGTAGAGCGTACGTAATCTGCTCTGTTAAGCAGCAAAGTTTGCATTTGTTTGATACCTTCTTCAAAACGAGAAAAATTAAGTCCATATTGTTGGGCTTCGCCACGATATTGGTATGAGTACGCCGTAGCACCGTCAATGATGACTTGTCTAAATTGTTCTGGAATTGTAGGAACATCAGTAGCATTAACTAACGCACTGGGCTTATCAAAATATTCATACACTAATTCGTATGCCTTATTTGGATAAGGATACAAACCAAAATTATTATCGGGTGTACGGAATACCATGCTAGGAATTCCACCTGCTGTAAATTGCGCTAAGCTTGTAGTATCCGCATGTGCGGCGGCGGTAGTACCATCTGCACCGCGAGTACAACCAGTAAAGGTTGTCGCTGTAATGCCTGTATAAGTAATTGTTTCGTTTTCAATTTGAATTGTGCCAGCTGTATCAAATCCTGTTGTAGAAACTACCGTAATTGTAGTAACAGTGGCGTTAATACCACCATTAAGAGTAGTGGCAGTAACATCATTTTCTTGTGAAATGTATCTTTGTGTATATTCTTTATAATCAATAATTCTTAAGGTAATACCCGAAGAAGCTAAATTTTGATTTTTACTAATTCTAAAAGAATCATAATCTACAGATTGTGTAGTTGCTGGAACAGTATAACGTGTGGTTCCGGGGATTAGATTTTGTGTTTGAGTTTTATGAGTAAATGACCAGCCAAACTCACGTTGATTAATATAATTAATTGAATCATTCACGGCATTCTGACACTGAATTTGAAATCCTCTCGCAGCTGTAAAATTAGAAGAAGTGAGAGGCACTTCGTTCATACGAGCAATAACTTCATTTGTCAGTCCTAAATAATCGTATGCCATGTTGCATCCTTAAATAAAGTAAAGAAAGTAGAGGGGCAAGTTTCCCTGCCCCCCTGCTTACATCAATGTTTAGGCAACGTCACGTGCTACTGCACCAGGCATTCCATCTTCATCATCAATGTTAGATGCGTCCATTACGTATGCAAAGATACGCAATTTACCACCTGTAAATGTACCGGTTTGAGTCTTAATCAGAACGTCCAGTGAGTTATTAGTACCCACTGCATCAATCTGAATTGGCAACTCTGCGATTACTGGGGCAGTGTAGGCATTTGCCGCTGCACCATCATAATCAAAACCGTCAGCTACCCAATCAACATTGCCACCGGTGAAACCGATATCAAGTGTCAAATCAGTTGAAGTACCTGTCATCACTTCCATAACCTGTGCACCGCCCATAAGGACAATGTGGTTAGCTGGAACAAGAAGACCAGGAATAACATCAGCCGCTGCTAGTGCAGAACCTTTGGCTGTTGTCTCAACTGCAAAGTCGATTGTACGCTGGATTAGGTAAGGGCCACGATTGGGATTACTTACGCCGTGTGAAACTGCTGCTGTAAAAGCCATGATTTAACCCCCCTTATACCAAGTTGTAGATGGCGTTAACAAGACCTTCAGGACGAAGAATCTTGCGACCATACAAATGCATACCACGAACGATGTCAGCAAAGCTGTCAGGGTCACGGTAAGTTTCGGTTTTGTTGATTTGGTCAGCAGTAGCAACGGATGAAGAATGACCAGCAACAATCACACCATAATTGGTAGCATTGGTTCCGCCAGTAGTAGCAGCACCTGTACCAATAGTAGGTAGGTTGTTAGAAACATGGACTTTAAAGCCATGCAGGTTATTCAATACCAAGCCATTCTGTAGACCAGAACCACCAAAGTCAGCATCAAACAGACGAGAATCTTCGTCTTTAAGCAGTTCAATGAAAACTGGGTCAAGCACCAACCAACGTCCCTGTGAATCTACGTTTTGCAAGTCAAGTTGACGAGCCATACGTGCAATCACAGTAAGTGGGTTAGCAACACCAGCAGTAGTTGGAACTGCCTCAGAAGCGCGAGGCTTCAGTCCGATGGACTGACCAGCAACACCAGCATTAAAGTCAGATGCATCTAGCTTCATTGAAGCAAGAAGTTCATCTGAACCTGCAGCGGTAACTGCTTTAGTACCATTAACAGTTGTGTTAACTGTGTCTGGGCGACCGCTGAGAGCAGACTGCTTGTAACCTGACAAATAGCCAAGTACATCAGAGTCAAACTGGTCAGCGAGACGGTAAGCTGCACGGTCACTTGACAAAGACTGGAAGTTAACGTGCGAATGTGCCTCCTCAATGTCGTCAACTTTAAATGCAAAGTAGTTTGCTTTGTCAACGGTCAATGTGAAGTCATCATCTTCAAGGTCTTGAGCAGTGATTTGTGTGCCACGCTCATATGCCTTAACGGTGATT